ACAGCAGTACCAACTCCAATATTAGAAGATGTTAAATCAACTGCTCCAATTGCAGTTGCTCCTGTAGTGGGTTGATCAGTATTAAAATCAGTCTTAAGAATCTTAATATCATGATCCTTTGTAAATTTATCCTTTGGTGTAAATCTTAATGTCTTTCTCTTAAATGAATCAACATCAGTGTCAAATTCACCTAACTCTAAAGTTGTATAATCAGTTGTTTTTTCAAGTAAGTATGCATTATCAGTATCAGTTAAAACAACTAATTCAGTAAGTTGAGTATCAAATGTATCAGGATCAACGATTTGAACAAGATAATTTGCAAAATCATCACCTAATTCTTCAATTTCAGTAAATGTATCTGCTAAACCTTTACTAGAGAACTGATTACTGATTTCATCATGAATAAGGACTCTATTGGTTTTACATAAAGTATAATCAGTTAATTTGGTATTTGAAACTTGGAAGAATTTGGATTGATTGACTCTGGTATCATAATCCAATCCTACATCAAAATTCTCAATAGCATCAACTCTGTTGGCAGGATTAATAACATCTAAAATAACTACATTATTTGTAGTTCCACCATAAGAAACACCTACATTAACAGTAGATTGAACACCAAGATCAGCAAAATTCTTTAATCCTGAAGGATGAACAAGTCTATTAATAGGATCAACTAATTTCTCCCATTCAATTGAACTCTTAATAGAATAAGAAAGATTTTGATAATAATCATTATTTGGTACAACCTGATTATCTTCATTTAATTTCCCTATATCATCAATCCAACCATAATCTTGCCTACTTGAATAATCAATAACAAATTTTGCTCTATGTTGAATAAAACTTGTTATCGATGCAAGAATGTTACTGACTGTTCCTTGAATTCTATGCCCTTTTAATAATTCAAAGAAACCATCTACTTTAATATAATCATCCCTACTTTCAACAACACTTAAGTCTGTTTCTACAAATACACCTGTTCCTTGATCAACTTTTAGTTTTTCTCCAAGATCAAATGTACCTCTAACTTGCACTGGTTCAAGAATTGGATACTTATTCTTATTAACTATGGTTGCATAACCAGATTGATATGTTTTTGCAATACCAGGATTAGTTGTTAAACCTGATAAATTATATTTTAAAACTGCTGGATTACTATTTGCATAATCAGTAATCTTAAAGAATTGATAATTATAATCTTTAGAATTATATCCAGTTCCAGGATTAGTACTTGCTATTCCTACACCACCTTGAGTTCCAATTCCACCTTGACCTATAAGTTGAATATTCTCAACAAAAATTTCATCACCAACTTTAAATGGTGGTTTAATAAATCCATTTATTGGTGTTTCTAATACACAAGTAACAATTCCAGTAGATCCTCCAGTCATTGACTGAATACCAACACCGTTAGAATTATTAATTGCAATAATCCTATGTTGTACAGAATCTAATCCATTGAGGGGTGAAAATATATCAACAGTTGAAATAGATTGATTTGGTACATTTGCTTTTAATGATACCTCATCAATAACTACCTTTGTTTCTGGATTTTGTACTATTAAATCTGGAGCACTTAAGTATTCTTGTCCACCATCAACAACAGTAACAGATTGTACTATATCTAAATTATCTAAATTAGCAACTGGAGAAACATATGCTTCAGGACTTAAAGTTTTATCTGCAGGATACTCATATCCAATATCCATGATACGAACTTTATTGATCCTACCTACAGAAGTTGAAACAGCAACAATATTGGCATTTGTACCATCAATACTTGTTACTGAAGAGAATTTGGGAAGACTCTTATAATTAAATCCTTTTGATATAATCTTAAGATCTTTAATTGGTCCTTTTACTGATGTTGATCTAGTTGAATACTCAATCTTATCACAGTCAGTATCCTTATAAGATAAAAATTCTGGAACTTTTCTTGGTGAAATGTCAAAAGTATCTACAGTTTTATTAAAGATCTTAAATTCACCACTATAAGCACTATCAACAAATGATATTTCATTGTAATTAACAACATCAGTATCAGTAGTGCTAATATAACCAGATTTCTCCAATGCATAATAAATCTTCAATGGCATTGAATCAGAATACTTAACAGTTAATGCTGCACCAACTCCACTAGTTCCTGTTCCGATACCAATTGTTCCGATACCAGATACATTAAATATACTACTGTCTTGAGCACTAAGGAATTCATTCTTAAAGTCCTTATCATAGAAGAGTTTAAAATCAAATCCTGCTAATGTAGAAGTTGATAAACTAAATGTTAATTGATTATTTTTGACAATTGTTATCTGAGGATTAATAAGTGAAATACTTTGATTTGCTCCACCAGTAGCACTTGTAATGTTTATTGTATTTGCTGGATTAGCAGTAACATCAGCATAAGTCTCACCTAATTGAATATTATCATCGTTTATCCTATAAACATAGTATGATCCAGTTGATAATCCAGTAGCACTACCATCATAGAATACTTTATCACCAGTTTTTAATCCATGCTCATCTAAATCAATTTTATTAGTCTTAACTGCACTAGAAGTAAAATCAATTGGATTAAATAATAATTTCTCATATTGCTTATTGTAACTAACAGAAACTGCTGCAGTACTTCCAATACCTACAGAAACTGAAGGTATAACATTCATTTTAACTACATCACCATTTTGTAATCCATGAGTAGTTGTAAGTGCAGCAGCAACTTTTGTAGTAATAGTTGATGTAAGTCTATCAATATCACCAGTTACTTGTGTAAAGTTGGATGTAAGTAGATATAAGTTAGATGAAATACCACTTTGAGATCCAGTACCACGAAGATATAACCCTTCACTAGTACTACCAATACCTACTGCAGTAGTTACAATACCAATATAATCTTCCCCTTTATCAACAATATAAACATCATCAACCGAAGTAGTTGTGTTTGGTATTTGGAACTGGGTTCCTACTGGACTATTTGAAACATTTAAAGGATTTGCTCCAGGATTCATAGAGAAACTTACCCTTTGTCCTGCTTTAAATGGATGATTTGGTAAGTAAATTGTTCTAGTTGGAATATAAACATCTTTTACAATTTCTCCATTATGATATTTTACATCAATTCCACCACCAGAAGTAGTTCCAACACCAACAGATTGAGGAGCATTAAAGTAAACTAAATCATTAACTTTAGATTCAAATTTTGGTGTATTAACAGGTATAGTAATTGTCTGATTTAATACATCAATATTGGATCCATATGTATGACCAATAGCAGTTGATCCACCATATCTCTGTACTCTTACAATTTTACCAATAGAATCAACATTAAGAATCTTAAGTAATTCATCACCTACCTTTAGTGTTCCACCAATAGAAACTGTATTTGGAATATGATCTACGTAAATATCGTTAATAACAGCAGAACCTGTTGCTACTGACATAGTTTTTGCTAGTCCTGTTTGCTCTGTCTTAACACCAACAGCAAATGAATCTGCTAAACGAACTATAGAAGTACTTAATCCAGATACTTTAACAGTATCCTTATCATTCATCTCTAAAAGTGTATAATTGGCAACAACTTCCTTACTATTCTTCCATGTAAGAACAGCATTTTGATATCTTGTTTGTGTTGTTTGAATAGTAGAAACAGCAATACCAACAATTTCATCAACTTGTGCTCTTAAACCAGAACCATTAGTTCCACTATCATCAAATACTGTGAAATCACCAATTTGATAATTATCTCCACCATCTAAAACAGTAACATTATCAATATTACCCATAGTGACAGATTCAATAGTTGAAAATTGTCTTATTCTTTCACTAGATTCAATTATAAAATCATTATCTGCATATTCATCACCAACTTTATATGGTAAAGTATTTCTTAAAAGATTTGAATTATTAAAATCAAAATCTTGAGTTAAAGTTGTATTATCTTCTAAAACAGGAGATTTGTAAGTATTTCCAATAAAATATGGATATTTTGGTTCTAATTCACCACCAGATCCAATTTGAACACAAGCAAAGTATGCATATACACCATTTGGAAATTCTGGTGTTTTACAGAATCTACCATTATGAACATCTAAATCACCACTACCATTAAAAGTATAATCTTCAATAAAGAATCCACTACTAAAACCAACAGGTCTATTTGTAGTTTTACTTGAATCTTGAACATAACCAGGTTGAAGTATTTTTAATGAAGAGTTAATATCATCTGGGTCTGTATATCCAAAAGGTCCATATATTGGATTTCCATCATATGCCCATCCAATAATTGGAGAATGACCATTTATTTTATCAAAATCACCATTATTATCAACACTAAATGGTTCTTTAAATACTGAAGCTAATTCTTGATTATATCCAAGAATACTAAGACCTAATGAACTATTATCTTCTGGTGCTAAATGATATCTTCCTAATCTTTCAGTATTATTAACAGTTAATTTTCTAACTCTAGGTTCAAATAATGCTCCATGTCCTCTAGCATCTGCATAAACATTAGTAGAGTTAGCATCAGTATATCCAATTCCAGAGTTTATTACAACAATATCAGTAAGTTGACCATTACTTATTACTGGTCTGAATAGAGCACCATTACCTGATCCAACTACATTAATTTCAGGTATAGAATAATATTCTTTACCCTTATTCATTACAACAACATCAACTATCTTTCCATCAACTACAATTGGTTTTAATTCTGCTTCCTTACCATTTTTAACTGTTACTGCTGGATTCTTATGGTGATTTAATATAGTTGATCCATAATCACTTCCTTCTTCATACAAGTAAGCATCAATTATTTCACCTGTAACAATAGGTGTGAAGTTAAATGTACCTGTAACAGTAGATCCATAAGATACCTCTACTTTAACTTCAATATCTGGATACTTAAATGTTTGATATCCAGTACCAGTAGTTGTTAAACCAACAACTTTCTTTCTAGTATAATCTATTCTTGATGTACCACCAATTCCAGCATCTGCCAATTTAAATGAATTGTCATCAACCTTGATAATATAATAAGACCTTGAGGTACTTAATCCTTCTATTGCCTTTGGTTCACTAGTTCCAACACCAATAGTTGGAGAATATTCAATTAAATCTCCACTACTAAATCCATGATTGACAAAATTAATTGTATTATATGCTGTTGATATTCCAGATGGTTTTACATTTAATTTTCTATTTTGATAACCAGAACCAGAATTTAATACTCTTATAGTTTTTAAAGTATTTTTAGAAGTTGTTCTAAATTTATGAATACCACTTGCATTTGTATCTGTAGATAAACCAATAGTATTAATTCCAGATAAAGCATCATTTTCGGATGGATATAATTTAACTGTTTGAGCATTAACTATACCAACATGATATGGTGCACCATTTGCTAATGTTCCTGTAATAGTATTTCCAGGATCTTTATATACCCCAATACCCATTCTATCATTACCATTACTGCTATAGAAAACTTTCTCACCTTCTGCCAAATTATGACTTGTAGTAAATGTAATAGTTTCGTCTGCAATGGAAACACCACCAGCAAAGAAAATATCCCTACTATCAAATTCTAATTCCCTAAATCTTGGACCCATAACTGGTTCAAGAATACAACCAGTACCATTACCACCAGTTAATGTTAATGTTTTAACTTTATCAATATCAAAATCTTGAGGATCTACTAATACTTCCTTAACATTTCCATCTAAAACAGGTTGAATAAGAGCAGTAGTACCATATCCAGTTATTGCACCTGTTGAAGAACTTCTAATAATACTATCATCAATCACTACTTGAGGTGGATTAACAACATCATATCCTTTTCCACCATTAAACATATCAACAGATGATATTTGTCCAAAGAAGATATTATCATCAGGTATTTGAGATCTTATTTCTACACCATCAATCAAAACACCCAAATCATTAACTGGAGTCTGTTCTTTTCCAATAACAAAATGATTTTGTGATAATGGGAATTTTCTTAATATATTAGTATCTCTTAAAGTTCTATTATAATGATTTAATAAAGTAAATGTATGTGTACCTGGTGCTGTTCCAAATTGAACATGACTTGTTGATCCAGATGTTGTATTAACTATACCAATTTGACCGATTGATTGATATAACTTAATTTTAAACTTTCTAGCTGATGGTGTAGTTCTATCAATTGTATCAACATAATATGTTTGTCCTGAAACCAATCCAGGCATAGGTTGAGTTGCAATACCACAAGTATAAACAACTGGATCACCTTGAATAAACTTAATATCTCCACTTCCAGGAAAACCAATTTCACTATAAAGGTTATTTGTACCTTGATTAAACAAATAAGTTGAATTAGCAGCAGGAATAGATTCCTTTAATGTTGCTGCTGAAATAGTATAACTTGGTAAGGAGTTTGAAGCAACGTAACCATAAGATTCATCATCAGTATATACATTTAAAACATCTGAAATAATTTTATCATTACCTAGAGAAATTGGTACACCAGAACTTGTTGCTTTATTAAGAACTCTTCTAATATCATAGTATTGACCAACAACTGGAGTCCAAGAACCCAAATTGGAAAGGGATACTTGACCAAGAGTCGTATTAATAATACTTACAGTACCTGTTACTTCTACATCATGAGATCCTCTTTTCACAACAGCAAATCTATCACCAAGTCTTAAACTAGACTTATCAATAGAACTCTTTATACTAAATGTTGAACCATTTATTTCAGTAACTTCATATTTTGAACTAGTATTATAAATCCAAGAATTTGCAAATATTTCTTTATATGTTGCATTTACATCAGGATTATCTATTTTTTCTCCAATATTTCTAACATATACCCTCTCACCCTCTGTTACAAGTGAAATATCTGATATTGCCTTAAACTCTGAAAGAACACCTGTAATTCTTAACTCAACTTTTTTATTTAAATCACCATCCTCATAACCAAATATTACTTCATTTGATCTAAGATTATCTGCAGTACCAATACCAGAAGAAACCCCACTACATCCAAAGAATTGATTTACACTCTTGGAAGTATATACTATAACATTTTCACCACTTACTACTGTTCCTGTTTTACCAAATCCAATAGTAGAATCTACAGAAATAATTGAAGATCCAATTGAAACTGGTTCAATAACTTTTGTATTACCTGGAACAACAAAAGTACCTTCAATTAAATCCCTATCACTATATCCTACAAATAATGATAACTTAAAGTAAGTTCTACCTTCTCTTGTTATTGGTTCAACTTCAGATATTGAAGCATTAGTTCCAAGATCAGTAGACTTAAAGATTGTTTGACCTATTAATTTAGTTGGATCACCAGTACCTATAAGGTCAGCAATAACAATTTCTCTACGAATAAATTCAGCACCAGATGGTTTAATTAAATTATCTTCAAGATCTAAAACTTTTGCCTCAACACCATATAGAACTTTCATTAAAATTCTAATAGACTCTTCTATACCCTTTGATTGATAGAATGATCTAGCAAATTTAACAAAATTACCTACGTCAAGATCTTTACTAAAGGTATTATCTTCTAGTCCAGGTAAGAATGTTCTTTTTAATTTCTTATAAAACTCTTGTAAAAATAATACACTAAGGTTAGTAACTGATGTCCCATTAACATGTGCAGCAGCAACAGTATCCTCAAATACTAAATTTTCTTTATTAACATCATTTAATGATGATGTAATACCAACATTATATCCAGTTACACCACTAAATCCACGAATACACCCAGTAAAGGTATTAGTTGTTATTCCTGTATATGTAATAATCTCATTATCAATCTTTAATAAACCATATTCGGAAGGAAAACCTTTTGTTGAAGGAACACTAATAGTAGTATCTGATGATGAAACAGCAGATGTTATAGTTGTAACACCAACAACAACTTCAGGTACTAAATTATCAACTTTAATGTATTGATCAAGATTACTAATTAAATCACTAGATCCACCTTGATATTCTTGAGAAATATAATACTGTTTAAATAATTCTACTGCATTAGGAAAATCAGCTACCAGATAATCGGGTAACTGATTCTCAATAATTTTATTGACTTGTATTCTTTTATCAATTTGCGACATATTTTATTTCCTCTCTAGCACCCCATTTGAGTAACTTGATGTGTAGTAATCTCTTGTAAACACAACGCCTGAAACATCTTCACCTGAAGCAATTACGTCCTTAACCATATTTATCGTACTATTAGAAACGTTAAAACTGAGATACAGATCTTTTAACCCAACAACATCATTTGAATCAGGGAATGCTTGTATTTCAATTAAGTTATTATCAGCAACAGTAGAAGTGATATTGACAGTATTGATCAATATTTCACCCTTCTTATAATCTACTGTTCCAATATCCTTAACAATCACTTTCTTCTCATTTTTTTCATTAACACTAATAACAGTTAATGTTCCCATATTGCTTCCATCCAAGTCTCCATTTACATCCTTATTTGGAATGTCAGTAAAGTAAACAGTTTTAGATGATCCAGCAACAGTAAATCCAGTACTCTTAATGTTCATTCCTGCAGAATTAACATGGAATCTATTACCAAAACACAATTCATATTGAGCAAATTGATTTGTTAATGCTTTTAAATCTCTTCTAATCCTAACTTTAGTGATGTTAGATGTAATTGCATTATCAACTCTGTCAATTAATTGATTCATTTTACTATATTTGAATCTACCACCAAACTTATTAATCTCAACATTATTAGCATATTGATTTAATGCATCAATAATAGTTGTTCTTAGTGTAGATGGATCGGCAATTTGAGATGTATTATAATAAACAGTTGAATCAATCTCAACATAAAGAATTTTAAGATCTACAATCTGGGAATTTATACCAGCAATTGCATAACTCTTTAGCTTATTCTTAATTTGTTGTTTGTCAAAATCAGAAACATATGTTCCATTTTTTGGTTTAATACTAATCTGCACTCTACCAAATTGTGGTGGATCTAATTCTTCACCACCCACAACAGCAACAGATTCAGTTTTTGGGTAGATCGTTTGTATTATTGCCTCATAATCCCTTGGTGTAACCGCCCTATACTGTGCTGAATAAATTCTAGGAGCAAAATACTTAATAGATGATAGGTCTTCTACTTCAGCACCATTAGAGGCGGACTGAACGGTAGTAATAGTAACATTATCATTTGGTTGTATAAGTGCACCCACTTGATTTGAGAACGTTCCTTGGAAACTAAACTCTGAAGCACCATTACCAGTTTCTCCATCAGTAACAATATACCTAGCAGTAATAGTTTGATTATTCTCTAACTTCCTACCAAATAAACCATCACCAAACATAAGTTCATATTTTTCATCTTGAACTTCTTGCATTAAATATATTTCTGATTTATTATCAATATTCAGTATATTATCAACTGCAGAATACTTTCTACCAAGTCCACTATCATTAATACCTTTAACATATGCTCTAATGGTAGAACTATCAATATTTGGAGTATCTAAAATAAATCTTTGATCTATAGAAGTATCTACAAGAAATAATCTTGATAATAATGTTCCTTCATGAACTGATATATTACTATCAAATTGTGCATATCTCTTCCCATTAATAGTAACCATTCTAGTAGAGGTTATATCTTCAGGAATAGAAAATCTATATGTTGAATTATTTGCACTACCTACACATACAAGACCTGCTCTTAAAGTAATAAAAGGAATCTGTGGATCTGCCAAATTATCACTTATTTCAACATCACCCAATTTAATTGTTGCAACTGCAGCAGTCTTTGAACGAGGTACATATCCAATATTTCTTGCTAATGAAACAACATTCTCTCTTATAGTTGCAGAATCCAAGAAAGATTCGTTTGCAACCAAGTTAGCATTGAATGCATTAATATATGTGTTATATGCTAGGGTATCAATTAAGACCGAAAAG